GTTAATACGACCATTTGGTACAGCTGACTTTGTAGTCAGTGTCTTCATTTTAGCATTCAATGGACGTTTGCCGATTGTTAACCCTTTGAAGAAATCTGCTGGTTTACGCAGAGTAAATTGTTTAGATTCAGTTACTGAGAATCCAAGAATAGTAGTGCCTTTCACAGCCAATGCACCATTCTCGGCTTTGTAAACACTAATACGACGATACTTGGTATTGTATACCCATACCTCTGTTGAGTTGATAATACTTTCTGGTTTTACAGACTTGAGATTCAACTCAGCAAACTCTTTGAGATACTTCATACGTGCCACTTGCACAGAGGCAGGTTTCTCTTTACGCTTACGTGGTGCACGATTAGCCTTGGCAGTTTGCACTTGCTGATTGCAGTCAGAGATAATGCCTTCAACAAACTCGGCAAACTTCTTCAGTTCTCGTTTGGTAAAGTGTGAGTAACCTTCAACGAGTTGCTCATCTGTTCCTTCGATAGCCCCACGCAATTCTGCGGCAGTGGCGACGTACATCTCACCAATTCTTTTTGCAATAGGTGCTGCGACGAGATTCGCAAGAAGATAGTTTTTTGTTGAGAAATCATTTTTCTTATTGATCATAAAGTCGTCAATGGCACCATCAATTTCAGATGCCAACTCACGTGCTTTTTCTTCCATACGTTGTTGGATTGAAATTACATTAAAAGGTGCAGCTGCTGCCAAAGCATCGGCTGTTTTCTTGTCTAGTTTGTCTTGGGATTTTTGACGAGAACCAACTTGTTCTTTCAATTTAGCAATGCGTTCATTGAAGTAGTTGGCTTCTTTTTCTTCAAGTTCAGAACCACCATCCATTAGACGAGCAAGAATGCCAGCATAGCGGAAGTGATACTCATCAACCTTTAGCAACTCAACAGCCAATTTCTTGTCTGTCTTAGCCATGTGGCTGATCAGCCATTTCTTTTTATCTTTGTCATCATGATTGGCATTGTAGTAGTTCAATGCCATAATCAAATCACGCATGTAGTTGTTAGGGTTGAGTTGACACTCAGCACCCTTCATCATGCGATCGACTTTTTCAATCAGTTGTTTACGTTTTGCAGTAGTAGCCATAGGTTTAGAACCTCCATAGTATAACTTATTATACCGCAAAACGGAATAAAAGTCAACAACAATTTGGAAAGACCCTCATGTGTTGAGGGTCTTTATTTCGGTACTACCTTGGTGAGATCTTCGTAGAGATCCACGAATTCTTCATGTTCCTGATTGACCTGTGTCAAGTTCTGTTTGTGGAAAGTGACTGCAATTTTCTTGACAGTTTTCCTAGGAATCTGGTAGGTATCAGAAATTTCTTTAACGATCTCTTTGATTAGATCACGTTCTGCTTCAGCACGCAACATTGAATTGCTGATCTCACGAACAGCATCAAAAATCTTTTTCTTATCTTCAGGGGATGAAATGCTCATATTATTTCTTAAAAGTTACAAAATGATTACCACTAACAATACCACTTAACAATACTGCAGCACACCATGTATCAAATGCAAATGGAATAGCCAGAGCAGGGAATAGTGTGTTCAATGACCAAATTGCCGCAAACGGCATTAATACAATTAGTACTAAAGCCACAGCAACAAACATCAAAATTTTTGTAGTAGTCATAGTGTCACCTCAACTTTAATCACTGAGTCCCAACGGAAAGATCTCCAAGCACCAATTTCGGTATCAAAAACTCGGCATGCTGCGTCAGTAAACGTGCTTGCTGTTCCTTCTGTTTTTGGCTGGAATTCTTTTGGGATATTACTTTCTGCAAGGGTACAACGCATTGCACGTTGTGCTCCGTCTTTTTTGGTAAAAGTAATGCACAGATCTTTTGATGATTCATCTCGTAGTAGTCCTAACGTCCAAGTTTTAAAGTCTTCAAATTCTTTTTCTGTTTTAAACACTGTTTGCATTTTCAAATCTCACTTTCAAATCATTAATAATCGGTTGAAAAAAATCTTCAAATTCTCTATTCGAGAAAAACATCTGATTGGTACTGTCAACTATCACCTTACCATTCTCATCAGTTAACTTCTTTGTTATACTATATTCAACTACATCATAGTCATGATCTTTAATAAGAAGTGTAGTTAGTAGACCATTTCTACTTAGTTCGTAAGTACTGTTCATCATGTGCTCCTTTGTGCTTAGCTTTGCGAGTGTACTGAACCTTGCTCTCAACTACACGTATTCGGTACTTGGGAGTTCGAAGATCTTTAGCAACAAGATCTCTGGGTTTCAGTTTTATATTATACATGATATTTCCTTACAAGGCAAATTTCTTTAATACTTCTTTTGCATCTTTAAAGTCACCCATTACATTATCCATCTCTGCGAGAATAATCATCTGTTGCAAACTATCTGCAAGTTGTTGGTCTTGTTCATCCAATAGATCATACCATTCTGCGTACTCTTCCTCTGAGTCCAAAGACCACATATGGTCTAGCATCTCCACCTGATACTCAGTTAGGTTTTCTATTTGAATCATACCATTTCCTTAATGTTAGACCACTTGGCTAACTTTAATCGCTTTGCTTGTGATGCATGTGCAACTTCACCAGCATCGATGATTCCTTCTTCGACCATCATGTCAATCATACAAAGTAAGTCACCGATTTCTTCTTCGAGTCGTTCACGATTAGATACATCATTATGTAAACCATCAACTCCGAATCGGAATACTTTACTTATTGCTTGTGCAACTTCAGCACATTCTTCTTGGCAGATAAGCATGATTTCTTCTTGTCTTTCTGTCTTCATTCTTTTTACTGCAAATTTATTCATAATCTTTCTTTCCGCCAAATTCTTCATTGTAATCATAACCTGCATTGTACTCAGCGACTTCTTCGTCACACAATTCAGAAATACGTCCACCGTATCCAGTACCTTCTGGATACCAATGTGGATCACGTGAACGTGAATACCAAGAGTCAGCACCGCCACGATCAAACAAAGATCCATGACGCTTACGATCAAATTGCGGAAGCATCTCAAGTGTTACAGTCATAACGAAACCTTTCATAATCAAACCCAACACAGTTAGTATACATCAGAATCGAATAAAAATCAACACTTATTTCATGTGCAAAAAACCCCTGTAAAAACAACAACTTACAGGGGTCTAAAACCTTACTACAGTAGGGGATTAATAGTCGTTTCGCATATTTCGGTGTGTTGGATCACCTGCTTCAAAGACTGGCATGCTTGTAGCGTCTGCGAGAGGGTTACGCATAGATGGCATAGATGAACTCATGCTTCTTTGCATTCCTACTGGTTGCGGAGAGCCATATGTTGTTGTGACACTTTGTGCCACTGGCACTGGTTGCATACCGCCATTGTTTGCTCCCCCAAGTTTTTCTTGAGTTCGTCCCCATGCTGCAAGACCTAGCACTGCACCCATGGCTATGTGGAATAAACCAGCACCTTGTAGGGTTAGTGGAGTCCATTGCGTGATTGGACTATGAGTGAATGTCTGTAATAGACTCCATAGAATTGGAAATATAACCATGTCCATAGTACATACTACCATGTACATCCAACCCATCATTGGACGCCATTTGGAATTCATCCAGTCTTCTTTTTTTTGTTCGCTTGCGCTTAACACTTTAACTTCTTCTGACATGGTTCGCTCCTGTTGGTTAGATTATCCAAAGCCAAATACCTTGGCTCATCAATATAGCACCAATAACACCAACTCCAATGCTAGCCCAGAACATACCCATACTAACTGCCAATATGGCAGCAGACAATAGAACGATGCTTAATTGAAAAGCTGAACCAGCGAATGTTAGCCATGGACTGTGTAGTTTAGCCTCATCACGTGCTTCTTCTAATGCTTTAGCTTTGACAAACAATTCTTTCTTACCTTCACCCTTATCAGGTTCACTTTCGTAACGATCAATTTTAGCAGTTAATTTAGCTACTTTTTCATTATCGTTCCGTGCTATGGCATCATCACGTGCTGCTTCTGCAATAGTTTGTTTGATACTTTTAGCCTGATAGAAATTCCATGTATCGTTGGCTTTGATGGTATTAGTTAACACACTGCTACTATATCCGTTGGCAAGGTATGTGTTCACTGCCAACAATGCGGCAACCACAGTGATCACCCATCCAGCTTTGTCTTTGATATGTGCTTCTCTTTCGCTTCGTGATTCAGCCATTTCTTACTCCTTCATTGCGCCAATTTTCTTTGGACCAAATCCCTGTCTATCTTCAAGGACGGCAATGTGCTGACGATTTTCCATGATAGCATCACGATTCTTTTGAATTTCTTTTTCTAAGTCTTGACGTAGTTTTTCACGTGCCAATTCAGCACCACTGTTGCTTGCCTGTTTATTATCTGTGGTAACAACTAAACTAACTTTTTGGTTTAGAATAGTTACATCATGCTGTATCGAACCCAATGCATTGATTAGATATCCAACTGATCCTAGTAATAATGGTAATATGGCGAATAGTAATTTTTCAATAAATGCGCCTTTAGCACCTTCTTTTTGTTCTTCTTGTGCCATTTTATTCTCCTTATTTTTTAGCAATCATTGCTTGTATTTTTTCTTGCATCATTTTAGCCCAGAATGGTTGTGGAAAATTCCAGCCTATAAATGCTCCTACTGCTAACCAAAGTAAAATATCTAACATAGTTTCTCCTTTTTTATTATTTATAAAATATCATCTTCCCACATAAACCTGTGGTTGCGCTTCTCTGCGACGTTGTTCATCGGTCTTGGGAATAAATTCATTGCCATATTGCGGGTACATCTCTATTCTCATTTGTGCTACCAGCATCATCATAAAACCAAAGAACATAATTATTATGAAAATAGCAATACCTGTTGCGGCTTGTTCAATAGCTTGAGTTTTTCTAGCTGCTTTTCTGCGATTCTGTACATCCTGAATCTGCATTTGTTTAATGATAAGAACTTTTTGTTCCTTGCCTACAACCTGCATCATTTGCTCAACCTCAGTCCACAACGCACCGAGTTCAGGTGGGCTTTGATATACCATCAGTTCACGTAACTCTGTACCCATTTGCTCTAATTGTTTCTTCATAAGAACACGCTTTAGAGCACGTTTACCTATACTGTCATCACCCTTGTATATTTCAGTTTTTGCTTTTCGCTCCTCATCTTCAAATATAGCTATACACTTATATAAGTTATCGTAATATGTTCCAAGATGCTCTCCAATTTCAGTATAGATGTTTGCTGTCTCACCATCTTTTTTATTGAGTTCAATAACACGATTCTTTTCAGTTATGTAAGCATTGCGCTGCGCTGTAGTAGCACCTGATGGATATAATTTATGAAATTGATCGTCAAGATCCTTTAACACATCTTTTATGTCACCTGCAGCACCCTTTATATCTTTATAAAGTTTACATCCCGCTTTAACTGCGGAGACCGCTGCATTGGCTAAAGCAAATAAGGTTAGGGGATCCATTTACTTGTATCGGTCTTTATCTTTCAACCAGTCAGAGAACATTACACAGAATACTGCAACCAAAGGCAGCATGCATAACATGAACAACATATCATTGAATGTGATTATGATATTAAAATACATAACTTATCCTCCACCAATTGCTTTATCACGTTCTGCTCTTTCTTTTTCATCTCGTTCTCGTTGTTGGCGTTTTATAAGAGCATTCCTTGCCGCTACCTTTTCTTCATAAATTCGTTTTTCTTCTGCTGCACCATATATTGCAACACCACCCATAGCCACTGCAAAAAGAATAACAGACCCTGCTATGAAATACATGGCAAAGATAAACATGTCTGCCATTTTCTTTTTGTGTGCCAATTGACGCTCTGCTTCAGCCTGTTCAGCTTCTGCACGTTCTCTGAATAATCTGGTACGCTCGGCAATCATCTGTTCCCAGATTTGGGGTTTGCCCAATTGCCAAAGAATCATGTCTTTGAGTTCACGCTCTGCTTGGCGCAGAGCATCGCTGTGCATGGCAATTTGCAGTGCTTCATGACCTAACTCTGCATCAGTTTTACCAAGTCTGCTGGCTTTGGCTTTTATCTTTGTTCGTTCACGATGAATGGCATCTGATGATTCAAAGAATTTACCAAACTGTCCTACTAGACTGTTAATGTCCTTACCAAGAGCAATTGCTTGCTTGATATGTCCAACTGCACTTTGGGCAGCAGCAAATGCTAATCCAATAGTGATTGGATCCATTATTAATTACCACGCTTACATATATCTACATACAGTCTATTAGAACAATCTTTTATTACCCATTCAACACAATAAACTTTACGTTCAAATACATCTCCAGTCCACATCCACCGAGCGCATACTCTTGCTTCATTGGGTTTAAGTTTTTGCCCATCTGTGCTTGTGCTGGTACTAGCACTTAAATAAGTACTGTCATTATTTGAATCTATTGTGCTTGTGCTGGTAGAATTACTATTAGTGCCATCTACCAGAGTTTTCGAGTCATAAGTCGATTGAGCGACTGTTAATGTAGACATGACAAAAAGCACCGATATCGGCAACTTTTTGAACATTTTCTTGTTCTCTTTTAATTATTTTTAATCGAACATCCAACATAACGTATTGGGTGTAAAATTATTTAGGGTTTTGCAGTTGTTCGACGTCAGTTTCTATTGTTTGTGCAGTTACTTCAGCTAAGTATCTACCCATTTCCTTTTCAGGCTGGTTTCTACTTGGTGTAGTTTCTGAATGTGCTTTGTCAGCGGAGAATCGCTCTTCGATGCCTATTTCATCTTCGAGGTTTATATTGATGGGTGTTGATTCTTGTTCTACTTGAACAATTTCTTCTTCTGGTGTTACTACATCATTAACGTAAAGTGGGACAGTTGGATGAACCAACTCTTCCCTTTCTTCTTTACGCATTTGCCAGTTTGCTGCAATTAATAATAAAACTGCCAGTGGATCAAACACTAGCACAATCATCATAATTACAATTCTTACGGCTTTTTCGAGTATGTCTTGACTGGCGGTTTCTTCGTAGATGAAGGCAGCGATGTACTTGATTGGACCGACTTCGGCTTCGACTTTACGGACTTCGCTGGCGACTGGCGCACGTTCTTCGTTGAGCCTTGCGATCTTGGTTTGGGTTGTTCCAATTTCGTTGAGGATTCTGGCTCTGTCTTTTTGCTGGGCTCTGCGGATGGCAATGGATCTTTCAATGCCACTGATTCCGTTACTATTGGAGCCAATGCTGGAGCCACTTCCACTGTTTCCACTGCGGGAGATGGTTTCGTTGACTTGCGAATCCAATTGATTAAGTTCTGCACGATTTGCATTTAAGTTTTCCTTTTCTGTTTTAATTTTCTCGTCAATTAAGGCGAGTTTAGCGGAGACATCACCAGTCGGGACTGCTTGATCCAAGTGTGCCTTTGATAAGAAACCAAAGATACCCATGGAAGTTAACATCATCAAAACGACTAATGCAACTGTGAAATATGACTTCATCAAAAATGGAATTTCTCTCCATGAACGATAAAGCCATGATGCAACTACAAGTTTTGATACTTCCAATAACGAACCCATGATGAAAATGGGCAAAGCTGCTGCTGCAAAGATAGCAACCAAGCCCATGATCGAGTAGTATGCAGCTACAGCAGACAATGCCAATGCAGTTGCGAATAATAGATACGTCATACTTTCCCTATGATATGAGAACCATGCACTCTTACGGAAATTTGTCCGTTATAGTAATCGTCTGATTCTAATACCTTCCTCCCAAATTGTTCTCTTGCTTCGACATAAGAGCATTCTGCTTTAGACTTACAAAAGAACATTATTTCTCTAAGAAAGTTTTCTTTTCCAAGTACCTCAACGTCTTTATTTAATTCAATGCTAGAACCGTAATACTCTAACCAATCAGAATCTATCTTTGATCTGATTTTCTTTTTCTTTTTAGTTCCGTTCTTTAAGACTACAGTTTTAGTTGTAGTCTTAGAAAACTTTGCTAATTTTTTACCTATGTATTTTCTGCTAGTGGCAAGGTTTGTGATTAGATACACGAAACCAACGCAGTCATCAGGTAGTTGTTCAATAATTTCTTTGTTATACAGCCACATTAATAATAGAAAAGTTATTCATAGTCTATTATTTATTCTTCCTCTTCTACGTAGTCATCCTCTTCATAGATGTCAGCCGAGCAAACAGGGCAGTAAACTATGTCTTCAAGTCTTTCTTCGGACTTTAGGATGATTTTACCTCTTGCTTCACATTGATTACATTCAAATATTTTAGTTGCCATAGAATCCCTTTATTTTGCCCAAACATCGTCCCATGTACCAGATAGCGCACCTTTGGCGTAGTCGGTAACACGATTCTCAAAGAAGTTCCCATGCACTGGAGCATTAATCATTTCTTCGACCCATGGAAGTGGATTCTTTTTAACTTTAAAGATACCTTTCATACCAAGTGAGAT